TCACGACCCGGCCTCCTGCGAGGCTAAGCCGCCGGTGGCCACCGGAATCCCCCAGGACAACGAGCCGCCGCACGTGATCTGGTTCGCGTGCGGGCCGCTCTCTACGCACGCGTCTCCCCGAGGGCCGGTGTACGAGAAGAACGCCCGGTACGGCGGGCTCTGGTGTTCCCACGCACGGATGATGACCTCGGTCGCGGTCAACTCGATGGAGGCACAGACATAATCGAAGTAGCCCTCCTCGTAGTAGCCGCTGCAGTCCATCGAGAGCGGATACCACCTGAAGTGCAGGCTGACACCCGGGAGCTGTGCGAACCAGCGGCATCGATTGTGGGGGTCCTGGGGCAGTACGTGCGTGCCGAGGAAGTTGCCCACGATCTCCGTGTAGTAGTAGCTCGTCAGGCCCACCACGCGGCACCCGCACAGCGTGATCGGCCCGGAAAGCAGGAGCGTCCGATGGGCCGGCGTGTTCTCGCAGTACGGGCACGGTAGGCCGGGCGCGGAGCCACAGCACGGGTCGGCTCCCGGCTCCGACAGGAGCCGTTCGCCGTTCGGTCCGAGCAGGAGCTCGCCGGTACCGGCCACGATGACGCGCTCACCTGACATATCAGCTCTCGGTCACTTCACACTTCTTCGTCGGCGGCCGTTCGCCGCCCACGAACCACAGCTTCCACTCGCCGGCGATGTACGAGGCCAGTCCCAGACTGCCGTCGTCCGCCGCCACGAACTGCCCGACCGACGTCCGGCCGTACTGCGGGGTCAGCTCTTCGGCGAGCCGGTAGTCGGCGGTTAGCTCCGGCGCCCCCTCGGTAAAGATCGCGTACGTGTACGTGCAGGCGGTCGTCGCGTTGCCGGCGGAGCCGCCGTCGCATTTGCACTGCACGTGGATCGGCCCATTCACGGCGGGGCCGAGCTGCACGACGCACCAGGCCACCGAGCCCGACCGGTGCTCGGCGTCCTGGACCCACAGCATCCGGGCACTGCCGACCGCGCAGCTCTTCAGCGACGCGACCACGCCGGCGGAGACGTCGGCGCAGGCGTGCAGCTCGGAGTCGATCGTGACCCGGGCGACGCAGACGCCGTCGACGAACGCCCGGCCGATCCCGCCGATCGGGATCGGTTCGAGCGTCACGACGAACCGCCCGACGTGTGCTGCCGTCGGCGTGGTGCCGGTCAGGACGACGCGCTCCTTGAAGGCGTCGGCGTCGTCGCTCGGCCAGATCAGCGGCCCGGAGATCCCGAGCACGCCGAACCGCGGGCAGACCGCGCCGGTGTCGTTGCGGACGGAGACGATGCCCGTCTGGCGAAAGTTGCTTCGCGGGGCGCCGCCTACGTTGAACTGCCGCTGCTGGTGTGCGGCGGCCGCGTCGACGAAAGCGTTGTACGCCGACGCCGGGATGTTGAGGACGTCTCCCGGGTTGACCTTCGAGAGATTGGCCACTACGTAATCCCCAGGACGCTGAAGCTGCCGCGCGAACGGACTCGCTCAACGTACGCCCACCTCGGGACCACGATCGCCCGGCCGGACGCGGCCTCTTTCTCGCGGAAATGGACCCAGAGATATTCCCAGCCCTTCTTGGTGATGCCCGTGATGTCCCCGACCTGCAAGTCGGTCACGTTCGGGCTGGCGGCGAAGTGGAAATTGATGTCCCAATCAGCAGCGCAGTGGCGCGGCGCACCCACCGCCCCCAGAAACAGCACTTCATCGGCGTTGAACCCGAGGACCTCACCGTGCGGCAGCGTCACCGAGAACGCGTCATTGTTCGCGCTGCCGCGCAGGTAGTAGAGGGCGCGGATGTAGGCCGCCGTTATCGCCGAGTTCGGGACGTACCGCGGCACCTCGAACTTGAATACCGGCATTTCGATGTCGACGCCTTCGGGCTGTCCGTCGCCAACGCCGATCGCGTTCTTGAAGTTCTCGGCCGGATCCTCAACGCTGGCCGTGTACATTCCGATCGTTGCAATCGAGTGGGTCTTGTGCTCGGTCCCGCTCGTCATGTCGAAGCGGAAGCTCTGCTGCCCGGTCACGCGGCCGCGAGCGTAGTAGGCTGTGCCTTGCCACCGGGCATCGCTCACTGGCTCAATCCCGACGTACTGACGGGACAGCAAGACTGCGCCGTCCCCGTAGAGGTCAAACGTAGCCGGCGTGGTGGTCAGCAATTCGATCCTGGCTTCCAGATCGCTTGACGCCCCGAAGATCATGTAGCGCAACTCGGCGGTCGCGTTCTCGCCGGTGGTCACGCGCTGACTTTCCCGCAACTCTTCCAGAGTGACCGCCATATTGAACCCTACCCGTGCGAGAACTTGATGACGTCCAGCTTCTCTTCAACTCGCTTGACGCCTTTCACGACGTCCTCCGTCGCCTTGAGCGTGCGTTCGGCGACAGAGCTGGGGCCAAGACCTTGAACCGCGAACGGGTTGAACGTGCCGGCGGCGCTGGTCTGCGGGGCGATCGCGTTGGCGACCCTGGCGGCGACGTCGTCCATGTTCGGCAGCGCAACAGCCGCCGGGCGACCAGGGGCAGCCGGCAGGCCGGCTTCCTCGCGAGCTTTCGCCGCGGCCTTCAGAGCGGCGTCCAGGTCGGCCTTGGCTTGGGCGAGGGCATCTTCAGCAGCCTTGGTTGCGGCGTCCGTTTCCTTACCGAGCGATTCAGAGGCTTCTCGATCGGCTTGGCCGATGCGCTCGAGCTCGGACTGATGGAAATCGCTTTCTTTCTGCAGGGCAGCTTTTCGATCGGCCTCAAGCTGGTCGAGCGCGGCCGCGCTCTCGCTCTTCGCCCCTTCCGATTTCGCGGCGTATTGCTGATCAACAAGCGCTATTGCAGCCTGCTTCTGCTCGTCAGAGAGCAAGAAGTACGCATACTTCAGCTTGATCCAACGGACTTGGAGCCAGTGCTCTACCGCATTCCATGCGTCCTTGATGCCGTCAACGATGCCGTACCACATGCGAGACATGAACGCCGTGGTCTCTACCCACGCAATCTTGATTCCGTGGCAACCGATCTCGAAGGCCGCCTGCGCCCCGTACCACATGTCGTACGCAATTCTGACAAAGAACTGCTTCGCAGCCAGCCACGCCTTGTTCAGCGCGCCGACCCCGGTTTTCCAGACCACCCGCAGCCCCGCCCACATCACCTGCGCGGCGAGCTGCATGTCGCCAGCGGCGAGGGCGTCGGAGATGCCCTTGAGCACCTTCGACGCGGTATCACGCAGCCACCCCCACGTCTCGCCCAGCCAAGCCAGCGCGTCCGCTCCGGCACCGCTGTACACGACCAGTGCCGTTCCCAGCGTTGCGGCGGCCGTCACCACCAGGCCGATCGGTGAAGCCATCGCGGCGAGCACGGCCGTAGTCGCGATCAGGGCCGCCTTCACGGCGACCAGGATCGTGCCCAGCCCGCCGAGTACGAAGCCCGCCGCCTGAGCGGCCACGCCGAGCCCTACAAGCCCGGCGCCGAGGGCTCCGACGCCTACGACCGCCGCCGAGACCATGACGACGAGCTCGCGGTTCGCGCGAATCCACTGGGCGAATTGCCCGACGACGCGTGTGACGGCGTCGATGACCACGCGCAGTGGGCCGCCGAGCGATTCGCCGACGGCGATCGCCAGCCCCTCGATGGCGCTCTTCAGAATCGTCGCGTTGCCCTGGAGCGTGTTGAGCTGCGTGCCGGCGATCTTGGCTGCGGTCCCGCCCGACTCGCCGAGAGCGGCGGTGTACTCGCGCAGCTTATCCGCGCCCTGCGACAGGAGCTCGGCCACGCCGGCGGCAGTGCGGGCCGGGAAGATCCGCCCGAGGATGTCCAGCTTCTGGCCGCTGCCCATGCCCTCCATCGCCCGGTTCAGTTGGCCGATGATGTCGGCCAGCGGCCGGACGTTGCCGCTCGCGTCGGTGACGCTGACGCCGAGCTCCTTCAGCACGTCGGCAGCCTCACTGCTCGGGCTGGTCAGGGCCAGGATCGCCCCGCGCAGCGTGGTGCCGGCCATCTCGCCCTGGATGCCCGCGTTCGACAGCAACTGGACCGCGGCGACGACTTCCTCAAAAGCGATCCCAGCCGACTTGGCGATCGGCCCGACGAATTTCATGGCGTCGCCGAGTTGATTGAGGTCGGTGTTGGCCGTCGTCATGGCCTTGGTCAGCACGTCCACGGCGTAGCCGAGCTGGTCAGCCTCCAGGCCCATGCCGGCCATGATCTTGGCGGCGATGTCCGCAGCCTGGGCGATCTCAAGCTGCCCGGCGGCGGCGAGGTTCAGGGTCGGCCCGATGGCTGTGAGGATCTTCTCGACGTCGTACCCCGCCAAGGCAAAGAAGCTCATCGCCTCGGCGGCCTGGCTGGCCGAGAAGACCGTGGTCTCGCCGAGGCGCTTGGCCTCGGTCGCGAGACGTTCGAAGTCCTTCCCCGTTGCCCCGGTGAGCGCCTGGACGCGGGCCATCTTCTGTTCGAAGTTGGCGAACACCTTCCCGCTGAGCGCTAGCGGGATAGCCGCACCGGCGCTGACGGCCACCATCCTCTGCCCGATCGAACGCACGCTGGCCCCGAACGCCTGCAGCCGGCGCTGGGCCGCCTTGAGCCCGGCGGCGATCTTGTCGTTCACGCCGAGCTCGACGTACGCCCGGCCCGCTCGAATGCCTCGTGCGCCGGCCATCTGTTATCCTCCGATGATCGCGTCGGCCCACATCCGCGGCAGGCGAGAGCGTTCCTTGTCCAGTGCGGGAGCCATGTACGGCTTGGGCTGGATCGTCACCACGACCTTCTCGTCAACGCCGACCTTGCGGCGTTTCTTCGCACGACGGCCAAGCGCGTACCGGTCCCCGAACTCGAGCGACCGCATCAGCAGCCGCTCCTCAGTCGCTCCGGCGCCCCTCGCACGCTCCGGGCCGGCAACCGACGTTCGAGTGCCGCGATCGAATCCGGAGCGGACGCTTCGCTTCAGCCAGCGCGACCGCATGTACGGAGGATGCCCGGGCGGAGCCAGGCCCACCCTTCGCTGCATGCTGCCTTGAGCCACATCGCGAATCTCGTCCGCGGCCTGCGTCAGATTCCTGCGATTGGCCCGCTCGACCGCCCGCATGAACGGCCGGGCGTCAAACTGAAGCATACGCATCCGCATCGACACCATGGTTCACCGGCTCGCTTGCTCACTGTCCGGCGGCTTCGTGGCTTCGATGAGCCGCTCGAACGTCCACTGGGACATCCACACGCCGGCGGCGGGCGCCGGCTCGCCCGCGTCCAGGTGCTGGACCTGGACGCGGGGGTCGTCGATCGTGATCGGGCTAACCGCCGGCGGCGGGGTCACTCGGATGCACCCCGTCAGAGCTAGCAGCAGTAGTACTGCCGCCGCCACTCGCGATACGGTTGACGAGCGCACGCATCACCTCCTCTTTGAGCGCGGTGTCGTTGGTCGCGGTTCCCTGCTTCGCCAGGCCGCGGCCGACGGCGTAGAGCCCATCGGCGACGGCCGCGGCGGCGCAGGCCCAGTCCGCCGGCAGCCAGCCGGTCACGGCCGACAGCAGGATCGCGACGTTGGCGGTCATCACCGCCCAGAACTCCGTGGTCTTCCACCCCGGCTTGGGGCTGGTCGTCGTCATGACGTCTCCTTCCTAGTGGTTGGTCTTGGAGTCTCAGGTGCCGCCCGCCGGCTGCGTGGTCGGCGCCGGCCCCGCCAGCGACGCCGGCGGGCCGGTGAAGTCCACGTCGCCGTCGGCCTCGATCAGGGCATTCGGCCCGACACCGGCGCAGTTCCAGATCGACAGCGGCGCGCCCCAGGCGCGAAACAAAAACCGCCCGCGGAACTTCGACCGTTCGAGCGCGTTCAGCTCGCGCTCCATTTGCGTCGGCTCGGGGTTCTTGGAGAGCAGCGTCGCACACCCGGGCAGTCCCAGCAGGAGCCCCAGCAGCAGCACACACGCAATCGTCTTCGCAAACATCGGTCAGTCCTCCTCGTCATCAACGAAATAGGGCTTCAACTCCGCCATACTGCTCACTTCACGTTCGTCGGACTTCGCGTACGGATCGAAGTCGGACGGCTCGAACGGCCTGGTCTTCGGGCCGCGGTGGCAGTTCGCCACGGTCATCATCAGCGCCGAGGCGCGAGCCCATTCGCCGCGCGACCGGGCCTCGGCCATGTCGGCGAGCTCGCGGAGCGTCAGCGGTCCGGGATCGACGCCAGCGACGCCGGCACACTGCCAGATCCAGCGTTCAAGCTCGTCTGGACTTGCTCGACGATTTGATCCACGTCGATCTCCGCCAGCTTCGTCTCGATCACGTCCCTCGCCCGATCCATCACGGTCTGCGTCACGTCGAGCACGCGATTCAGGTTCGCCCGATCCCTCGGGCTCGGGCAGAAATTTACGAGTTCCTTCAGCAGGGCCTTCGTGGCCGCGTCGATGGCGTCGCCGGCCATCGCCCGGCCGAAGTCCTCGTCGCTGACGCCCGCGGCGTCGGCCTGCGGCTTGCAGATCGCGTAGATCACGTCGCAGAGCAGGACCGGATCGCCGTAGAAGCGCTCGACGATCCTGTTGTCGAGAAAGTCGAGCAGGTTGACGTCGAGCAGACCGCGAACGCGCTTCATGGCGTTCACGTTGACGGCGAGCTGCCACTCGCGGTTCTCGTTGTCCTTGAAGACCTTCACGGACAGTTACCTCCCTGGGCCGGCTCCCCGGCCCGTTGTTACCCCGCGGAGTCGTAGAGCACGCCCGCTCGAAACATCGCCGCCTCCGTCCCACCCTGCGTGATCGTGACGTGCGTGATCGTCTCCGAGGCCAGCGGGTTCGCCGCCGTCTGCCCGTCGAGCCAAAACCACGGCTCGCCGGCGGCCAGCGGGATGGCCAGGACGACCGACGAATTGGCCCAGAAGAGCAGCTGCGACTTCTGGGAGCAGTGCGCGGCGATCGCCACCGCCAGATCGCCCACGAAGTCGATGTTGTGGACCTGCTGCTCCTGGACGGTGATCGTCGCGCTTTCCGGGGGCAGCACGTCGCCGGCGGCCCCGGTGAACGGCACGTCGTTGCCGACCACGACGCCAACCTCGGCGCCGTAGCAGCAGCCGCCCGTCCAGTAGATGTCCACCACGTCGCCCTCGGCGAAGCCGTGGCCGGTGCTGAGCGTCAGCGTGCCGGCGGTGTCGCTCGTGCGCGTGCTGAGCGTGCCGGACTTCGCCGCCGGCAGCGTCGGGTCCAGCCCGAGATGGGCGTCGGCCGTGCGTTTCGCTTCGCCGCCCAGCCCGATGCCGGCGATATGCCCGGTCAGTTGCAGTGTTCCGGTGGACATGTTCAGCCTCCAATCCAGTCTCGGAGCGAGACGATCTTGACGGAGATGTCGACCTTCACCACGTCACCCGCATCCTCCTTGCGGCTGCACTTGGTGACCGTGAAGTCGCCGTCCGGGCCCTCGCCGGTCTCGTCGAGGATCTTCAGGGCGATCGGGGCGCCGGTGCGCCACGCGTTGCGGAACATCGCGTAGGCGGCCGCCGCCTCGGGATACTTGACGAGCGTGAAGTCGACGGCACACGAGCGCGACACCTGCACCGTGGTCTCCATGCCGTCACCGCGACGTGTCACGAAGCTGACGGTGTTGGCGTCGCAATCCAGCGTGAGCCCCTCGATATCGAGCAGCTCGGCCGACGGCGACACGCCTTCGACGCCGTAGTACAGGTGGCCCTTGCGTCCGAGATAGAAAGTCGGCATGTCTCAATCCTCCTGCGCTACGTCAGCGCCAGTTCGATCGTCGTTCCCGCGGTGGCCCGCAGGTACACCTTCTGGCCCAACGACGGGCCCAGCGGCACCAGCGAGCCGGCCGTGATCGTCAGCTTGGCGGTCGCGCCCGGCCGGTCGCGGACCTCCACGCCAGCCTCCAGCGGGTGCACCAGCAGCGTTGCCCCGCGAGGCACCTCGATCGGCTGGTCCGATCCGCTGGCCACCAGCGGTTCCATCGCCACGAAGTTCATGGGCGTGTCCTTTCGTTGAAACCGAAACATCGAGGTCGCGGCCGGCGGCGCGTACAGCAGCACGTGCAGGCCGATCTGCGTGCAGCACAACTCAGTGCCCGAGGCCATCGCAGCGCCGGCCACGACGGCATCGACGTCGGCCTTCGTCCACTTTCGCGACGTGCCGGGCACCAGCCGCGACAGGACGAACGCGGTGTCGTAGGACGTGCTCACCGGCGCCCCGCCGGCCCCGTCGCTGTGGTCGCCGACGCGCAAGTAGGCGCTGCCGTTCGCCGAAGTGGTCGACCGCCAGACCACCGCCGCAGTGACCGCGGCGATCTGCTCGCCGGCTTGCAGCGCGATGTCTTCGAAGCCGACGCCGAACGTTCCGGCCGCCAGGAGTTTTGAAACGTAGGTGACGTCGCCGTCGTGCGGGACGTCGGCCAGGTGCTGCCAGAAGCTCGTGAGGCCGATGCCGTGCCTGACCCACGCCACCGTCTCGCCGTCGGCATTCGGAGCCAGTCGGAGTACGCGGGCCGTCGGTCCGAGGAAGTCGGGCGCGGTCTCCGTGTAGAGATCGTCCACGTCGAGCGTGTAGCCCTGCTCCTGCAGGTCGATGCGCTTGCCGAGATACGCTCGGTTCATGATTCCGCCGGGCGCGGCGGCGCCGGTGGCCACGAGCTGACCGTCCATGCGCCAAACGAAGCTGTCGGCCAGCACGGCCAGTTCGCAGTAGTGCCAGCGCCCGGGCACGACCGGCCCAAACGTCGCCGACACGGGCGCGTCCATCGCGCCGATCCGCAACGCGAGCCGGCCCTCACCCGACAGCGACAACGACGCCCGGTGCTGCGTGTAGTTGGCGATGTAGAGCAGGTACTCCCAAGTCCCGGGGGCCGTCGGCGGGGCGACGACCCGAAACGCGAAGCCGAGCACGTACGCCGACCGCGAGGTCACGCTGGGCGTCCCGAAGCCGGTCAGCGTGTTGGCCAGCGTGATGTAGGCGCTGTCGCCGCCGGCGGGCGGCGCGATACGCACGCCGTACCGGCCGGTGCGGGCCGCGGCCTCGATAACTGAGACCGACCCGGCCACGCCGACCAGCTCGTTGGCGTCACCCGCCTCGAAACCAGCACACCACTGCACAGGCACGGCAATCGTCTCCTACGCCAGATGGGCCCACCGTGCGTTGTTGAACGGACACCCGTCCTCACGCGTCACCACGACCGCACGGATCGTGCCGTCGTCCTCGAAGTCCACCCACAGCCGCTCCGGGACCAGCAGCTCCGGGTCCACAAACGTCTCCCGCAGCGCCGCCAGCGTGGCGTCCCGCTTCTCGGCCGCCGACGCGCCGGGCGCGACGGCGAACTGGCTCGCCAGCCAGGTCTTGGTGATCCGCAGCTCGTGGTCGCCCACCAGCGCGATCACGGCCGCGTCCGGCGTGATGGCCAGGGCCCGGACGTTCATGAGACCCTCCGCAGGCGGTACACGGCCGTGAGCAGACTCGTGAACTGCCGTCGTTGCTCCAGGTGCTCCGGCGAGAAGAGCGGGTCGTTCTCGATCGCCAGGCAGCGGGCCTCGGGAAACGCCGCCAGCTCGCTACCAATCAGGTGGTCGCCGATCTCCTCGACCAGGGCCATCAGCCCGTCGAGCTCGGCGAGGTCCTCGGGATCGACCTTCTTGAGCAGGCCGATGTAGATCCGGTCGTCGTAGAACCACGATCTTCGGTCGGCGACCTCACCTTTCAGACTCGCGGGCACGACCGTCACAATCGCACCGGTGATGTCCGGCAACTCGACGACGGGCCGGTACCCGCGCTGGGCGACGAACCGACCCTCGAACGTACCGCCGTTGAGGTCGACCGTGATCGCGTTGGCCAGCGTGATGATCGATGCTTGGGCCATGTCAGTGCACCAACGTTTCGAGCCAGGCGAAGATGAGCTTGCCGACGAGCATGCCGACCCCACCGAGCGTGGCCAGCGACATCCGCCGGATGGTGTTGAGCTGTCGCTCGACGAACTCGACGCGCATGATCAGCGACTTCTCGGGGTGGCCGTTGCCGTACACCGTCTCCCGCACCTGCTTCAGGTCCTGGCGGCACTCCGGCTCATGCTGGCACGGTCGATCGCTCATTCGCCGGTCTCCGTGGCTACGTGTTTCGTGTGAATCCGCAGCGTGCGACGAAACGCATCGCTGTAGCGCCAGGGCGGCTCGCCGCCGGGCGCCATCACCTCGTAGACGAACGTCTGCCCGCCGGCCGGCTCACGGATACGAGCGCCGCCCCGGGGGAGCACCACGGCGCCATCGAGCACCAGGTCCTCCGCCGCGATCAGGAAGTCCCGCGACTCGGTGCGATGGACGACGCCGAATTCATCCACCTGCTCGAACGCGGTGCGGCCGACCGTCGCCCGCACGTCCACACGGCTGCCGTGGTCCTCGTACGTCACGAGCGACGCACAATGCTGTGTGCGTTGTCGGCTCAGCCAAGCGGCACCACGTTCGAGCAGGTTCGCCATGGGTCACCGTTCAGAATCAGGAAGGCGTTCGCGGAACCGTGACCCAGGTCGTGTCGTCCAGGGCGACGAACACCGCCGCCGACTTCGCCGGCATCTCGAAGGCCGCGTCCGCCGACAACGCGTTGATCGCGTCGTCGGTGGCCGGGTAGACGTTGAGCACGGCGTCGGCCACCTCGCTGTTCTTGATGACGCACACCTTCCCGGCGGCGGCCGTGGGCAGTTGCACGCCCTTCGTCGCATCGGCGCCGGTCGCATGCGTGAGGCCCTCGGCCACAGCGGCGGCGGCGGCCTGCGTCGAGCCGGTCGCGGCCACCGCGGCGACCGCCATGCGCAGCGCCCCGGACGCCGCCAGGGCCAGCAGCCCCGACAGCGACACGCTCTGCCAGGCGGTACCGTCGGCCACCAGCAGCATGCCAGCCGTGTGGCTCACAGCCCCGACGTCGGACAGGTCGTCGATCCCCATCGTGTCGGCGTCGTTCGCCGAACGCAGGAGCATGAGGACCGTACCGGTGGCCGGATCGGCGGCCTCCAGCGACCAGCCGGCGAACACGTTGCCCGTGGCGGTCGTGGTCATACAGCCCGAGCCGGCCTCGCCGCCGACCGGATTGCCGGCGATGTTCCAGAAGACCGGCAGCCCGGGGCCGGTGATGTTGCTGGCGTCCTTGGCGGCCCGAATGACGCCCTGGACGCGCAGGGCGCCCTGCTGATGGGCCGGCAGCGGCCGCGGCGTGTAGCCGACGAGCTTGCCCTGCACGACGATCGAATCGGCCGGCACGTCCGCGCCGGGCGTGTAGTCGATCGTCTCCCCGCTGGATTCATACGTCGCTTGCATCGTGGATCTCCTCAGGCTGAGGCGAGCACGGGCCGCAGCACAAGGCGCGGCCCGTGTTCACCGCGCCAGTCCTACACCTCGCCCTTGCTCTTCACGCCGCCGCACGGCTCCTGCAGAGCCACACCGAAGTCGTGGTAGCCGCGCATCTGCACGCCGAGCACGTTGAAGTCCGCGTCGGCCGTCTCGATCGTCGGCGACTCCTGACCGTTGAGGAACGCCACCTCGATCACCGCCAGGTCCTGCGGATCGGCCAGCAGGTGCCAGGCCTTGCTCGAATGGCCGGGGTACTGGGAATTGCTCAGGTAACGGCTGACCTCGACCCGGAACTTCCCGACGTGCGGGTTGGCCACCGGATAGCGCGTGCTGGCCGTCGTGTCGCGGATCTCCAGCGACTTGTAGAGCCCCGTGCCCGTGGCCGAGAGCCCCGTCGGCACGAGCAGGATCACCGGCATCGAGCCCAGCGGCTTGCCGTTGGGATCGGTTTGCTCGAGGAAGGCAACCTCGGCCTTGCTGAGCCCCCCGATCGACAGCGCCGTGTCGGCGCCGCTGAGGTAGTTCTTGTTGCCGACGCAGAAGAACGCGCCGTTGTTCATGAAGGTCGACCAGAAGACGTCGTTGATCTTCAGGCCCGACCCGCGGCCCAGCTTGCGCGGCACCGTGGTGATCGCCCCCAGGTCGTCGTTGATCATGTCCTGCCGGTCGACGCCGAGGATCAGACCGTACGTGTCGGCCTTGTTCTGGTAGCTCTGCTCGCCCAGCGTGCCGTGCTTCAGCTCACCGCCGGGGGCGACCTTCTCGTACTGGTCCTTGCCGATCAGCCGGTAGCTGGTGACCGTCTTGAAGTCGCTGACGTTGCGGACCGCGCAGATGTTCCGCCAGGTCCGCTCCACGCTGAAGAAGCCCTCCAGCAGGAACTTGTTCGTCACGTTGCTGAGGATGCCGCCGATGTTGATGCTCGAGAAGCCGGCCTGCAGCCCCTGCCCGAACGCACAGCGCAGCACCTCACGGCTGTCGCGGAAGTTCCAGCCGGTGTAGCCGTTGGCCCGGGCGGCCTCGAGGAAGAGCTCCTGCAGCCCGATGCCGCCGCGGAATCGCCGGGCGGCGGCGTCCAGCGTCTGCTCGTCGTACTGCTGCTCGACCCGGGTGATCTTCCCGGCCATCATGCAGGCCGCCTCGAGGATCCGGCCGCTCACCGTCTCGTCGACCACGTGGACGGCCGGAGCCTTCGGCCGGCCGGCCCGCAGCTTCTCGAGCTCGGTCTTCTCCTCGGTCCAGCCGTCGGCGATGGCCTGTTCCTCGATCTGCGGGAACCGCCCACCGCAGATCCGGCGGACGGCCGCGATGCGCTTGCTCTCGGCCACGGCCTGGGCCCGGATCTCGGCGACCGGGTCGACGGACGGGTTGGCCTCCGTGCCACTCCCGCCCGTCTGTCCCGCGGGGGTGGACTCCGCCGTCGGCTGGGTGTCTTCGGCCGGCGTGACCGGCGTGTCGTTCGTCTCGTCCATGAGTGCGCTCTCCTGCTGTTGTGCCGCGATGGTCGCAGCCGTGTTGCCGTCCGCCCCCAGGTCCACGAAGCTGATTTCCCCGAGTACGGTCCGCCGGGCCACGTACAGCGGCCCTTCGAACGTCCGCCCGTTCACCAGGACGCTCTTACCGCCACGCACGAACTCGGCCTGGGCTACCTGGGCCCCGATCGACGCCTGCCACGGGAAGCCCCGCTTGCCGCTGGTCACCACCTCCCGAGCCGCCGCCGTGTCCCGGCTGACGATGCCCTCGGCGATCAGCCGGCCGGCCTCGACGGCGATCCGCTCGGTGTGCCCCACGCCGGCGTACATGCTGTGCGCGAAACGCACCGACCGCCGCTGTGACGGGATCACCAGCCCCTCCAGGTCCACCACGACCGGGAACCGCCAGCCCTCGACCCGCATCGGCCTGCCGGTATAGGCCAGCATGGTGAAACGCGGGACGGCCGGAGCGTCGCCCTCGGTCGCCAGGGCCTCGAGCGTGATGCACTCGGCACCACACAGCAGGGCCAGCCGGTCCGGGACCTGCTCGGCGTCCTCACGCCGCGGCGCGGGCGTCTTCGTCTTCCGTGACATCGTCCTCATCCTCCTCGTCGGCGTCCGTCACCGCCGGTGCCGCCTGGGCGGCGGTCAGTCCCAGCTCGCGCAGCAGGGCCTGCTCCCGTCCCCGCTGGCGCAATTCGCTCTCCCAGTCCAGCCCCTGCTTGGCGTACTCGGCCGCCAGCGTCGTGGTGAGGCTGGCCAGCCGCGTGGCCTGGGCGTTGGCCTCCTTGGCCGGATCGACGTGCTCGAACCCGTCCCAGAACCACTGGTGCGGGAACAGCGCATCGCGCGTCCGCAGCGATTGCGGCAGGTACCCTTCGATCAGCACCGCCTCGCTCAGCCAGGCGCTCAGCACGCGGTCCAGCACGACGTCGCCGAGATAGGCCTGATCGATGCGGATCTTCTTGAAGAACGCCTGGTGATCGAGCCGGCCCGAGGCGTAGTTGAGCTTCGCGGAGTTGCCCAGCGCGATGTTGAGCGGGACCTCCAGGCAGCGGGCGATCTCGTTGATCACCTCGTGCTTGAAGTCGCCGTACACCGTCGTCGGCTGCTCGGCCTTGACCTGGCCGATCTTCCAGCCGAAGGGCATCGTCATCCACGTGCCCCGGTCCATCTCGACCGTGTCCATCGGCTCGACGTTCGAGACCTCGGCGTCGGCCGCGGCGTCCGTGTAGATCACGCCGCCGGGCAGCGCGGCCTGCTCGGCCGCACCGAGGACGGCCAGCGTGTACCGCCGCAGCATGGCAAACAGCGGCAGCGCCGGCGTGATCTCCGGAATGCCCCGGCTCTGCCCCGGCCGCTCGGCCCGGAACAGGTGAATCACCGACTCGACCGGCATGACGTCGAAGTCGTTGTCGGCGATGCGGAAGGCCGTGCTGTCCCCCGGATGCCGGCGGAGAATCGTGTACGCCACAGGGTTACCGAACTCGTCGAAGACGATGCCGTCCACGATGTTGGCGCTGCTGCGGGGCAGCGGCCACGGCGAGGCGACCTGGTCGGATTCGACCAGTCGCAGGTCGAGCTGCACCGGGGCGGCGATGCGGGGATTGCTGATCAGCAGCCCGAAGCACTCGCCCGACTCGCTCTGCCCGATCCGCATCGTCCGCAGCTTGTGCGCCAGCCCGGCCGCCTTGGCCCAGCCGGCGAACTCCCGCTCGACGAAGCGGTTGGCGTCGGGGTCCTCGGTGAGCATCTGCAGCCGCGGGCCGGTGCCGACGATGTAGTTGGCCAGCGTCAGCACGATGCCCTTGGCGTAGCTGTTGTTGGCGACCTCGTAGCGGGCCCGGCTGCGCAGCACCCGCCGGACGTCGGCCGACATCGCCGCATTGGCCGACAGCAGATCGGCGTTGGCCCAGTGGCGGCGGTTTTCGTGCGTGGTCTGGGCAGCGTCGTACTTCCCGCGAACGAACAGCCGACCGCGGGTCACCGCCCGGGCCAGCCGCTTGCCGCCGAGTTGTCGCAGCCACTTGAGCACGGAAAGCCCTCAGCCTTCAGCCCTCAGCCGTCAGCTCCATTGCCGCCGCACTCCGGTTGACGGCTGATGGCTGATGGCTCCTGTCACACTGCTCCCGGAGGCGCGACCTTCGTCATTCGCACGCCGAGGCCCTTGCGGGTGGCCTGCTTGCTGGCCAGGTAACGATCGGCCTCGATCTGGTCGCGCAGCGGTTGCTGCTTGAACGTCTGGCCGTCGATCGTCACCTCGGCCGGCTGCTGGGCCGCCTCGCGAATCGCGTCTTCGAGCTCCTCAGCCATCGCGTCCTCCACTTGCGGGAGCGGGATTCGAACCCGCGGCTCCGGCGCATGAAGCCGGCATGTTGCCGTTACACCATCCCGCCAAACCGGCCGGGCGTTCCACGAGGCGAGGCCAAACGAAAAGGCCGCACGGGGGAGTACGGCCCCGTACGGCCTGTTTGCTCGCGTGAGAGCCGGCGGGGATCAGCCGCCGACCGCTCGCCTCCGGGATCACCCGGCTTGGTTGTCTAGCCGATACTTACGCCTTCGTCTCGCGCGATGCAACTGCGGAGAGGCACATCGAATGAGATTGTTCCATATATGGAATCGCGGCGAGTGAAACTCCCATCCAGAGCTACCTTCCCCCTTCAAAGGACCTTGTCCGACCCAAGGGCAACCGACACACTATCTACGGCAGCGGAAGCCCCGTCCCAGTTGGCTGGAGGCCTGTCCGGCCGGAGAGCTTCGTGCGAAGGCGCTCGTCGCACGTCCGATGGTCTGCTTACGAGGCAATGGTGAGTCGATGATCACGTCATTCCCAACAATCGTCCGAGACTTGGAGCAACTGGAACTTGCGGCGGAGTTGCTCGACCGGAAGACTCCCACCGCTGCACGCCTCGCGCTAATCTTGATCGACAACGTCATGGAAGGCATCGCTGTCCGCATCATCAAGCACAAATTCGCTGTCGATGCGTATGTCGGGCGTGCTGTGGGCTTCAAGTACCCGCCACGCACACGCAAGCGCATCACGAGCGATTTTGACTCGAAGGTGAGCTTCCTTGCCGTGACCGACGCAGGCGTCGTAGACCGAGAGGCGGCCGAAGCAGCCAAGCGCATCCACTCTTTTCGGAATGAGTCGTACCACCACGTCCGCTATCACGAGGACGTCATTGAGCACGTCGCACGGAAGTACTTCGAGTACGCTTGCAGAGTCTGTTCGCGATCACACGGTAACGTCATGGTAGACATGAGCTGCAACGAACCGCTCTTCGCGAGACATGGCTTCACTGACGCCAGCCAATACCCGGACGGTGCGAACAGCATTCTGGCTTGCTTGGCAAAAGGAAGGAGTTGCGAGCACAACGATCTTGCGCAGGCTCTGGCTGGCAATCTGAGTCGCCGTATCGGGGAGACGATTGGCCAAGTAGACTCACTGGCAAAAGAACCGTATGGATTGCCGGTAGAGGACACGTTGCGGCACATTCAATTCTACGCAAATGATCGCACGGAACGACAAGTCGAAGCAGACGATCGCACGACTGAGTGGTTTCAGCGCCGGACGAGAGAATGGGAAGATGAGTTGGCTGCCTATCAACCGCACGTTAAGTACACCACCCTTGGGAAGTGGTGCCAATCCGCGCGAGCCTTGAAGAATGAACGCCAAACGAGTGTCCTGCTTGCGAAGTACAGGAACATCGATGACCAGTTCACGCCAATTGAAGATGTCGTAAGTGACGCCGTCGCCGCGCACGAAGCGTATGTCGACAACGAAGTGAATAGGATGCGTGGGAACTAGCCTCACTGGCGACAGCACAGCTGGCGCACGCTGCGTCAGAAGCGGAGCACGGTCTCAGAACGCAACTTGCTCGTGCGTGATCACACGCTTCCCGCAGCAACGACATTCACGATTGCGAACGACCTTTCCACCGAGAGCCCGCCGCGTGTATGTCACGCGAAAATGCTCGCAGCCGCATCTCGGGCACACCAGCCCGCGATGATCGTCTGATTTCTGCTCTGGCTTCACTGGCCGTTCGTTCATCGCCGCGTCCCCTGAAGGGAGGACAGCCGCACCGTCGGGCGCGGCTTGGGTACGCCGCTGACGAGCCCGGGAGGTGCCGCGCCGCCCATCGACGCCGCCACGGCGCAGCCGACCAGACAATCGAGCCAGTGGTTGTCGAGGCCGTCGACGCGGAGCTTCCACTCGTCGACGGTCCGGCCGCGGCCCGCGGTCTTCACGCGGTACTCGCTCGTCAGATGCTCGGCGAGCAGGCGGTGCCGCTCCGGCTGGCGACCGAAGAGCGACAGGCAACCCGGGTCGCCCATCGGCACGGCCAAACGGGCCTGAACGAAGCTCTTCCAGTAGTTCGTGTCGAATACGACGTGCCGCACGGCCCGCCGGCCCACGACCGCCGGTATTCGCCAGTTCAGCCCCACGCGGTCGCCGCGCTTCCGCTTGTACTCGCCGAACGGAATCGACGAGGCCCCGACGTACTTCCCGTGACTCGGCAGCAGTACGCTGGCATACTGGCTCTGCCGGCAGAACTGGTACACGACGTCGGTCGCCTGGCCCCAGTTCGCGTCGATCACGCAGCGGCCGATGCGCAGCACCGAGCCGTCCTCGCACTTCCACTCCTGGCCGAGCTTGGCCTCCGTCAGCCGCTCCAGGCCGGCGTAGATCGCCCCCTCGAACCCGGCGCGTGGCGCGGCCGCCGCCAGCGTCCGGCGAATGCTGCGCAGCGTGAAGTGCGGCGACTTCTGATCGGGCTCGGTCCCGTAGTCGATCACCGCCCCCGAGAAGTCGTCCCCCCAAGCCGTCACGACGTAGAACAGCGCCTTGCCCTGCACGTCCACGAACATCGTCAGGTGCGTGGCCGTCTGCGGCACCTCGCTGCGCCGCTGGCCGTTGAGCTTGGCCACGATCTGGTCGACGGTGAGCAGCTCGTCGTCGGGCTGCTGCTCGGGCAGCGGTTCGTTCTGATACTCCGCCCAGAACGCCGCATCGCCGCGGTCGAGACGGAGGTTCATGGCGTGCTGGATCGCCGAGAGCTCGTCGGGATGGTGCCGCTCGGGCCAGGCGATCACGGCGCCGGCGTCCATCGCCACCCGGTGCGTTCGGTAGAACTCCGTCGCCTGGGCCGCGCCCTGATCGGCCCGCATTCCTTCGCGCCACAGCTCGGCGTAGCGGGCCCACAGCTTCTCGTTGCTGGGGAACGCGTAGACCATCTTCGTGCGTTCACCCTGCCACTGCGGGTGCTTCTCGCGGTCGAGCAGGCGATCGGCCAGGTCCTCCGGCCGCACGACCGTCAGCGTCATCAGACCGGCGATCTTCCGCCCGGGCCCGGCCAGACCGAGCACCGCGCCGGCCAGGATCCGCTCCCGTACCGTGCACTGCATCGGCGACCGGGCGGATTCGTCGGTCTGCGGATCGTCGATCAAAACCAGCGACGGGCGCACGGACGAGCCGTCGGCCCGCTTGTACTTCATGCCGCGGATGCGGCCGGTGATGCCGGCCACCTTGATGATCGCCCCGTTCGACTTCGGCGGGCCGTCCAGCCACGGCAGCGCCGGCATCGTCGGCAGGACGATCTCGCGGGCCGTCCAGCCGATACGTGTCTGCTTGCCCTCGTAGAGCTGACCCGCCGCCCGCTGGTGGATGCCCTCCAGCGCCCGCACCGGCCCGACGACTTCGGAGAAGTCCTCCTCGAGCAGGTCGTTGGTCTCGACCTCGACCTTGATGCTCTCGAGCATGCCGGCGGCGTGCTCCTCGTCGCTGCCGATCAGCGCGATGAACTCCCGGTGGCCGTAGGCCATGGCCCAGAGGCAGGCGACCTCGCAGATCGACGTCTTCCCACTGCCCCGCGGCATCGCCAGGGCGAACAGCCCGCCTTCGAGCACCGCCTGCTCGATCTTGGCGATGACCTTCAGGTGGTCCTCCGACCACGGCAGGTGGAACGTCTGCGGGAAGTACGCCTCGCAGAAGTAGCGGAAGTCCCGCTCGGCCCGGGCGCGGCGCTCGAGATTCAGCGGCGGGTGCACCCACTCGCCGCCGGCGATGTCGCGGCCGAGCAGGGCCATCTCCCGCCCGCGTTGGGCCGCCCGCTCGCGGTGGGCCTCGTAGGCCGTCAGCCCCGCCGGCTCGGGCCGCGGCCGGTGGCGTTCGAGGACCAGCCAGGCGGCGTAGCGCAGCAGGTCGATCGTCCGCCCGTCGCCGATGCGGAAGCCGGCGCGCGAGCGGTGGCGGTAGAGCTGCCGCTCGGACATGACCTCGCCCAGCGGCGTGCTGTTCAGCAACTGCACGACCTCGCTCGGCTTCAGCTTGCGCGGGTCAATCGGCATGTGCGAACAACCTCGTGACGCACGGGTTCATCGGGAATTCGCCAATCTGAATCTCGTGCGTGAACGCTCCGTCGCTCCACTCCCGTTCGCCGACCCACGTTGGCGGCACGCGCACCATTCGTACGTTGTGTTCCAGCGCAACCATAAGGCGCTCGGCCGCCGTGCGAGGTAGCGCGTGACGATCAACGCCGGCTGCCTTCCACAGGTACCGCATGTGCCCACGGCGCTGATGGGGATGAACCTCACGGGGCTCAAGGCCCGCCGATCTCACTTCACGATACAGCCGCTCATACGGCACGATCGAGAAGATCGGTCGCTCCCGCGTCTCCCGGCGCAGAGCGCCGGTTCCGAAACCGCAAGACGAGCGGTGCTTCACGATGTAGCCGCACGGCATGGACATGGCGGCGAGAGCAAAAATGACGATCGATGTGAGTTCCTTGTCGGCATCGTAGGAATGCGGTCGATGATAGAAGACGCGCGGATTGCCTCGTTCATATACCATTGACCAGAAGGCGAAGGACAGATCGTCCTCTGTGCTTGGTGCGCACGCGATATATTCTGCGTTTGTGTATTGAGGGTTATATATACAGATTGACGGCGCAGCAGGCCAAGGAAGCATCCTGCGCTTGTATAAGCACTTGGCGAGATCATTGACTGACGAGTGTACGGTGTCACAGTTCGGGACATACCACACTGGCACCCCAATCAAATCCGGCTCAGCGTGACATGCCGCAATCACCAAGTCTTTGACCGCTCGCTGCTCTTGCTTCGTGAGCATCACGATAGCCCTCCGCCGGCCATCTCCTTCACCAGCCACGCGGCGTAGCGGATCAGATTCAGCGTTCCGTCCGCGTTCGTCGGGGCCCCGGCGGCCACGTCGGCCTCCAGCATCTCGACCGTGACCGCCTGACCGCCGGCCGCCGACAGCAGCCGGGCGGCGTCGGCCAGCGGCAGAGCCGCGGGGTTCAGCCTCGCTTCCGCTCCGTCCATCTACGCCACCTCCCGCGCACTCGCGCCCCAGACCGCCACACGGCGGCCGTGTCGCCCCGCAGCCGCCCGCCGCGGCCCGGAAGCCGCCGGTCCGCCGGCGAGAGCGCTCTCGGGGACGACTCGGACCTGATCCCTAGGATATCGAGAATTCATGCAGATTCTAACGCTGCGAGTGGATTTCCGGCCAAACCCATGGCATGTCCTGTGTGCACGCGGAACACAAAGGAGCACGCGATGACGACCACGAACCGCAACGCGAAGACGAACGAGATCCGGCTGGATGCGGCCCTGAAGCGATTCCTGCGCGAGACGGCAAGCTGCCAGTCGCCGAGCCTGGCGGCCTGGGCCACCCAGATTCTGCGAGCCGGCCGGATGACGATGAGCGACCTGGAGCGGTGCCTGAACCTGGGTTTCGAGTTCTAAGCCCGGCCCCCATGGGACGGAACGAGGGAGGCCGACATGACCGACGACATCACGAGATTCGACGGGGCCGTATACGACGAGACGAACGCCGACGCCGGGACCAACCGGGCCGGCGAGCGAGTGGTCCGCCTGGACCTGACCTACACCCGCGGTACGGCACCGAACCAGACCACCATGATCCTCACGCGCGAGACGGCGATCGCCCTGCGGAACCAGCTCGACGGCGTACTTGACGCCGACGGGCAGAACTGACGCCGCCGAAATCCCGACCCGGTCGGGATCGCCCGGGCGCGTGAGACCCGGGCCTGACGAGGCAACGTGAAAGGACCAGCCATGACGAAGGACGAGGTCAAAATCGGGCACACGTACGAGGCCAAGGTGAGTAACCGCATCGTCACGGTGCGGATCGACTCGACCAACAGCCACGGCGGCTGGAACGCCACAAACACCGCCACCGGCAAGCGCATCCGCATCAAGAGCGCCCGGCGATTGTGGCGCCCGGTTGAGACCGCCGGCGGCGGCGAGACTCAGCCAGCCCAGAAACGCCGCCCGAAGCAGCCCGCCGAGCCGCGGCCTCGGCGTGTCGGCGCCCTGGACGCCGCGGCCCAGGTCCTGGCCGACGCCGGCCAGCCCATGCGGGCCAAGGAGCTGATCGAGGCGATGGCCGAGCGCGGCCTGTGGACGAGTCCCAACGGCAAGACGCCGGAATCCACACTCTACGCCGCGATCCTGCGGGAGATCGGCGCCAAGAGCGACAAGGCTCGCTTCAGGAAGACCGGCCGCGGGCAGTTCGCGTTTTGCGGATAATGCCTGCGAGGGGGCGGTGTGACGTGGGCAGGATTGCTCCGTTGCACCGCCAAGGCTTACAATATGCATGCAGCAGGAGGGATGCCCATGCTCCCGCGCTTCTACCTGCGAGACGTTCAGTGGTCGGCGGCTGATCCCGTCTACGGCTCCAAGGCGACGATTGTGCGTGGCCGCGTCGCTACCCAGGAGAATCCAGGCGAATGCGATGCGAATTGGTTCGTCGGCCCTGAGACGGCGATAGTCGGTTCGCACATCGACGCCCCAGAACCGACCATTGTGCACTATGAGGTGAGGGTGCGACCGGAAGACCTTGCCAAAATCGCGCGCAGTCGACTCGTAGTCGCCGCTCGACGCCCATTTGCTGGGTTGCACTCGAAGGTGCGGGATGCCCGTGTTCGAATTTCGGTGAATGACACGCGAATCGAGTACTTCGGCCTGAAAGATGACTCGCCGCCCCACAGCGATTACTTCCACCGGGAAAGAGCGCCACTCCCTCTCGAAAGTATCCCGTTGATAAGCGATTGCCACACTATCTATCACTGGTCAATCCCACCTCGCGCTCTTGAACGGCGTACCTCTCAATTGATTGAATTCGACCTTGATCCAGCAGTGCGATGGGACATTGATTATGTCACCATCATTACGGGGACGGAGTCGCGGAAGCTGACACCTTTCGGAGACCGCTTCCTCTGGCAGTTCCTGCTGCTCGGTCTAGTTGTCGGGATTATCCTCATCGTCATCAGCATCCTCCTCGCGAAATGGATCGGGACCGGAGGCTAGCTCCGCCTTTTGCCCCGTGAACTGCTCCCACCGCCGCACGATCACGTCGCAGTACAGCGGGTCGAGCTCCATCAGAAACGCCCGCCGGCCCGTCTGCTCGGCGGCGATCAGCGTCGAGCCGCTGCCGCCGAACAAGTCCAGCACGTTCTCGCCCGGGCGTGACGAGTACTGCATCGCCCGCACCGCCAGCTCGACCGGCTTCTCGGTCAGGTGGACCATGCTCTGCGGGTTGACCTTCTTGACCGACCAGACGTCGGTGGCGTTGTTCGGCCCGAGGAAGACGTGGGCGGCACCCTCGCGCCACGTGTAGAAGCACCACTCGTGGTTGCCCATGAAGTCCTTGCGGGTGAGGACCGGGTGCTCCTTCACCCAGATGATCGTCTGGGAGAAGTACAGCCCGGCGGCCTTCAGCACCGGTGGGTAGTTGGCGATGTTGGCGTAGCCACCCCAGATGTACGCCGCCCGCCCGGGCAATAGCACGCGGGCGATGTTGCCGAACCAGGCGTGCAGCAGCCGCCCGAACTCCTCGTCCGACACGAAGTCGTTCTCGAGCGGGCGGTCCCTGGGGCGCAGCTTCCGGCGTCCGGCCTGCGCTTCCTCCGCCGGGAACGACGACAGCCCCGCCGCGATCGCGTTGTTGCTGCGCGGCTCAACACGCACGTGGTGTAGGCCGGGAGATTGCATCCCGACCCCAACCCCGAACCGGACTTGCACGTTTCCGTGCATCCGGCTCTCCAGATGATTCTCGGCTCTGCTACGCACTGTGCTTCTCCCGGTGACAATCCAGGCACAAGGTCTGGAGGTTCTCATCGGTGGTCGCCAGGGCGAAGCTCGCAAAGCGATGTACGGGGACGATGTGGTCCGCCTGGGAGTTCCGGTCCGTAACCCGTTTCCCACAAGCGCGACAGCGATAGCCGTCACGCTGTAAGGCGCGGTATTTCGCGTCCAGGTTCCCCAGGCGCCGGCGTTCATTGAACTGCGCGAACGCCGCTTCCATCTCGGCGTCAGTCTCATAGTCGCCCTGGCCGGGCATGTACGGTTCTGGTCCGCGATAGTCCAGCTTCATCGAAAATCCGCTGAACGTCTCCAAGCGGCAGAGGTCGTCAACCTGGAGTCCGCCGCGACGGTAGTACCGCTTCATGGCCGTGCCCGTAGGGATGTCGAACTTGCGACAGATACCCTTTAGGGCGATCCAGAGCGCATGATGATCCAACGTTCCAGCAAGGTCCGTGAAGTTGTGGGCGATACGGAAGTATTCCGACCACCCGCGCACGACCGCCGAGCCACGCTGCAACCGCAGGGCCACCGATTCCTGGTGGGGGCGATTCCGCAGCGCGTCATGCAGCCGCTGTTTCACGTTCGCCAGGGCCTTCAGACCAACCTTGATCTTCGGCACCCGCTTACCGCCTTGGCCGATTTCATAGCTCAGGCGGAAGCCGAGGAAGTCATACCCATCCTGGACGTGCGTGACGTGTGTCTTCTCCACCGAGAGTTCCAGGCCGCATTCGCGTCGAAGGAACTCGCGGATGTCATCGCGCAGCGTTTCGGCATAGCGCCGCGACGCCCGCGTGACGAAGACGCACCAGTCGTCCGCATACCGCACGAACCGAACATTCGGCCGCCGGTTGCGGGCGGCCCGCATCATGGCCTGCTCGTGCGTGCCCTTACTGTGCAGGAACCAGTCCAGCTTGTTCAGGACCGCATTGGCCAGCAGCGGTGAGATCACGCCACCCTGGGGTACGCCTTTCTCGGTCGGCTGGACAATGCCCTCGACCTCCACACCAGCCTTGAGGAACCGGTGGATCAGCGCGAGGAACTTGTTGTCCATGACCTTCTCCCGCACGGCCCGCAGGATGGACCGGTGCGAGATCTCATCGAAGCATGCCTTGACATCTCCCTCAATCACCCAGGTGAAGCCGTGCTTCATCAGGTGCTGACAACGGAAAACGGCATGGTGCGTGCTTCGGTGAGGCCGGAACCCGTACGAATGATCGTGGAACTCCACCTCGAAGATCGGTTCCAGCGCCATGCGGATGGCTTCCTGGACGATCTTGTCCCGTAGACAGGGGATGCCCAGAGGCCGCAGTTTGCCGTTGGCCTTCGGGATCATCACCCGCCGCACGGGTTGGGGTTGGTACGTTCCACGCTTCAATTCCAGGCGCAGACATTCGAGCTTGCCGTCGAGCCCCTTGCGGAACTCGCGTGCAGTCACGCCGTCTACGCCCGGCGCTTTGTTGTGGGACCGCCTCAGCACGCGGTCGGCCGCATCCCGCAGCCAGTGCGGGTGGTGCATCAGGTCCATCAGGTTCCGCACGCGCCCGTCATACGGGTTGGTGGGGAACAGCGGTGTCCCGGATGCACGCAATTGCCGATGCGAGCCGGATTGCTCCCACAGCCTTCTCTGGACTTCCGCCACGTTCATCGCGAGCCCTCGCGATTGACGAACGCCTTGGCCGTCCAGAACGAAACATCCTGCGTCCCTTCGCCATGTAGACGGTTTTCCCGTCCTCGGACTACTACGGACGCTCCGCCACCCAGCCGCCTCATCGGCAGAGATTCAGCCGCCCGAAGGCGGCCTATCTGTGCGACTGCCATACTCGGCTGGGCTTCCCTGGTTCCCTTGCTGGCACTCAAACGCTTCCGGGTAGACTCCGACCTTTCGATACCCAACAGCTCTCCGCTGCTCCCCCAAGCACCGGCGGATAGTTGACCACTCCGCCGACCTCGGAATCGCCGAAGCGATTCGCCAGGGCATGCGCCTACAACGATAGCGCTTGCCCGCTTGGGCCATTCCCTAGCCCGGGCGGGGTACTCCCGGGCGGCTCCAGTATTCGCAGGAATGGGGGCCCACTTTCCCGAAGGTATTGGTCGGTTCCTTTCGTAGTCGTGCGGAAGCTCTACCTGGCAGGACTGCATCGGTTGTGAAGCCTCACCTGGGTCCCACGTTGTCGGGAGAGCTATGTCGCCAGCCAGCTCACACGTGCTGGCCAACTTACTCCCTAGGTACAATGGCCGGCCAAACGGCCACGGTTTGCTTCCAAACATTGCCAACAAGGTCTCTCGCATGCTCGTAATTCCTTACGCAGCAACGCGATACATCAGGCGCACGCCGTACGGCGGATCGGTGACCATCAACAGCGGCGACGCACCGTCCAGGAGCCTGGCGACGTCTCCGGCTCGCGTGGCGTCGCCGCACAGCAGCCGGTGCTCGCCGAGAATCCACAGGTCGCCGGGCCGCGTGACCGGTTCGTCCGGCGGCTCGGGGATCTCGTCGGGATCGGTCAGGCCCGGCTTCACGTCGCCGCCGAGCAGCTTCGCCAGCTCGTCGGCGTCGAACCCCAGCAGCGACCAGTCGATACCGGCCCCCTGGAGCTCGGCGAGCTCGATCGGCAGCAGGTCGAGGTTCCACGTGGCCAGCTCGGCAGTTTTGTTGTCCGCGATCCGGTACGCCCGGATCTGCTCCGGCGTCAGGTCGCGGGCGACGTGCACGGGCACCGCCGTCAGCCCGAGCTTCAGCGCCGCCTTCCACCGTGTATGCCCACAAACGATCACGCCGGCCTCGTCGACGACGATCGGCTGGCGGAACCCGAACCGCCGAATCGACTCGGCAACGGCGTCCACCGCCGCATCGTTGATCCGCGGGTTGCTTTCGTAGGGTTTGATGGTTGCTATCTGCACGACGTCAACATCCATAACACACCTTCTAGTCTTCGATCTCCGGCGGCGGTGGTTGTGCCAGGAAGAGCTGTTCGTAAATCCGCCGTCGCGCGTATTCGGCCAGTCCGATTGCGGAGACGTGGCGACCATGGAATCGCATTTCCACGCGATCATGCGGGTCTATCCAGATCACCAGGCCCTGGTCGGTACGTCGGAGGATCTCCGCGATCAGCTCTTCCGTTGGAACCAGCTCGAGCCCGTCCATGCTCACCTCGTCTCAGTCTCACACCAGCAACGCTGCCTCCAACACACTGGTCCTCGGCCTGCTCGACGTTCGCCCATGCGACCCGATCAGTCGATCAGCCCCATCTTGCGTGCGATCTCGTGCAGCTTGTCGAGCTGCTTACGCGAGACCTGATCGTGGGCGTCGAACTGCACATCCAGGCTGCCCAGGAAGTCCATCTCCCAGCCGCTCAGGCCGTCTTCGCAGTCGAGCAGCTCGTCGAGCAGGCCGCGCATGTCTGACGTAACCGCGATCGTGTCGCTCATGACGTCTCCCCGAGGATTGCCCGCCGAGAGTCGGCGCACTTGGCGAGGCAGTAGTAAGACCCGCACCGGCGTGCGGTATTGGCTGCGTACTCCAGGCACTCCTGCGTGTGCAGGTGCACCTCCAGCCCGCGGCGCAGGCGTTCGTTTTCGGCTCTAAGATTGGCCACTTCACTCGCCAGGTCACCGGCCGGCTGGGGCGGCGGCGCCGACTTCTCGGGCAGCGCAACGCGCTCTGAGTGCATGGCCGTCTCAACAGCCTTACGGGCCAAGTCCATCGCTCTTTCGAGAATTTCGTAGTTTCTAAGCGATCCAATCTCGTAGTCGGTTGGCAAGTCGAGCTTGTCGAGTACAACGGCCGCGCAGAACGCCAGCTCCGCCGCTCGTACCGTGGCACTCATGGATCGCCACAAGTCATCATTCTTTGTCGAGTCGTCTGTACAAGCCACTGCATTACCTCCTGTTCGATCGATCAGAACAGCATCCGGTCTGCCGGCGGCGCGACGTTCCACAGGGCAATCACGCGTTCCCAGTCGACGTCGTCCGGGTTGGCGTCTGACAGCCCGGCGCGCATCACGGACGCGAACTGCTGCTGGATGTGCGGAAGGCGCAGCGCTTCCGGGCCGGCCCCGAACAAGTGTCCGCCGTGCATGTTGTCGAGCCTCTGCAGGAACTCGACGACTCCGCACTCCAGGCACACGCCTTTCCTAGCCCGTCGCAACATGCGCGCCTGAGGCGAGCCGACTCCACCACGAGCTGGCCGACCGCAGCGCCGGCAGTGCGTAAGCTCGTCTGTCATCGTTCGTGGCTCCGGTGAGGCGTCTGTGGCGATTGCGCGTCGCCGTCGTTCGCGGCCTCGGGAACGGCAGGCTCGCGCTTCAGGCAGCTGTCCGGCACCACGCAGAACGCGAATCGCGGCCCGAGAACGATGTCCATCCACTTCTGGATCCCCTCCTTGTCGCGCAGCACGCCGCGCAGAATCGCGCGGCAGAGGTGCGCCCTAGAGAAGCCGAGGTCCCTGGCTAGGCCGCCAAGTTCTCGCGTGAGTTGGTTGTCGGCTCTGAATGACACGATCATCACGTACGTCCTCCTATGGGTTGTCAGAACAGGTCCGCCTGTAGATCCCTCACGTCGCACTTCCCGTTCACGATCAGCACTTCGGCCGTCTCGTTGTTCTGCTGGTTGCGCCCGGTTTGCCTCAGCCAGGTCCACTGCGGCTCGGTGTAGAGCTCGCGAATCAGTGGGTGATCGCCGAACCGGATGGCAATCCGGATCTCCCGGAAGCGGCTCAGCACGTCGGCCAGTTGCATGTGGTCGTAGGCCGGGAACCTGTGCTGGTAGTCCTCCCCGGCGTCCGGCCACGGGGCATCGACGTAGAGGCCGACGCCGGGCTTGTCGTGGACGTGCCCGAGGAACTCGAACGCGTCCAGGCACAGGAACGACCAGCGTTTCAAGGCGTCGTGCCAGGCCCGTAGCGACTCGACGGCGCTGCGGAACCGGACGGCCGAGTCGCCGCCGCTGGCCGTCCACCGCGCCGACAGCGTCTGGTTGAACTCGCTCCGTTTGCCCGCGTGGCCGCCGCGGCCCATCCAGCAGGCGAGGAAGTAGTCCCTCGCCCAAACGACGTCTGCGGCGTCGCCGTTCCCGCCTCGCTGCTCCCGCTCGCGGCAGCGGCGCTGCGCGCCGGCCAGCTCGTCCTGGTGGAACAGGGCCCCTTCGAGCCGGTGCACGAGCTGCTCGACCAGCTCGTCATCGCGAACCACGCGGGCGAGGTTGATGATGTGCCGATGCAGGTCGTTGGCGACGCCGGCGGCCGTCTGGATGTGCGGCAGCTCGGCACAGCCGCCGGCGAACGGCACGCCGCACCAGCGCAGCTTCCCCAGGGCGGCCCCGACCGTATGGGCGAGTCCGCGATTGCCGCCGAACCACTGGGCCAGGGCGGTGATTCGCATGGTCGATGTGTCGCTCACGCCACACCCTCCGTTTCGAGCGCAGCGTGCGCCTCAGTGGCCAGATCCAACTCCCCAGTCAGCACGGCCCGGACGTCGGCGAGTTGTGCGGCCCATATGGCGTCCGGCGATCGCTTGTTAATGTGGGCCGCCATCCAGGACGCAAACTCGACATGGCCAACTGCTAGTTCAGTCCAGAGCGAGGCCCTGTAATGGTCGCGCGCCGATCTGGCGAAGCACTTAGTGGCCCTCACCGCAGCAAACGCAGTTTCGGCCGCGACGGATGTGCCGTTATACGAGTCTCTAGCCGCTGCTGCCGCCGCAGCGATTAAGCGCTTCTCGACAGCAGACAGTGCAGTTGCCTCTGTTTGCCCCAGAACGTACCGACGGGCTACGCGAATACCATCACGAACACGCCTATCATCAGGATGCCAGCGGTCATAGATCGGCTGTACGCCGTAAGCCCATCGGCATGCCAGCAGCAACATGGTCCGTATCGGCACGATCTCGTCTCTGAGTAGCACCCAGAGACGGTCACGCGACGGGACCTCCAGGCCGCACACTTCCAACGGAGTCAAGCCGTCGCCAAACAACTCGCGCACTCGCTCTCTCGGGAATTGCGAGCACGGCCGCCACGACAGCACCAGCTCGGCGGTAATCAGGTCAACTGTGCTCACGCCACGCCCTTCGTCCATCACCGTCCCCCCGTTCGTGTCAGCGCCTGCAGGGCCGGAATCGCCTTCAGCACTGCGCCACGCAGGGCACGCACGGCCGCTTCGTATGAGGCGTGGGGGCTCGACACGATCTTGAGCTCCTGCTCGTTCATATCGATCATGAGTACGGCACCCAAGCCGTAATCGGTTGGGAAGATCACCACGCTCGACATGTCGTCGTCTGGACGCTGTCCGGCGATCCCGCCAAGCGTGTCATTGCGCTCCCAGATGAGTTCGGGCCAGACCGATCGGCAGGTGGCCAGCCAGCGGGCCATGCGGCCGGGCTTGGTTTCGTGCCGCTTCGTGCAACGTCTTGTCATCACAGGCGTCCTTCGGTTTGCGGGGTAGCGGCGCGTCGCGCCGAGATTGGTCCTGATGTCCGTTGTGCTCATGCTGTCCTGCCTCATTCCTCTCACGCCCGAAACGCCGTCCCCAACACGTACCGATCGCCGGCCTGCTCGACGTGCTCCAAGTCCACGAGGTTCCGCAGCGCCGGGCGGAAGGCGCTGCTGCCGGTCGACCGGCCGGCGCGGTCGGCGATCTCGTCGGACGTCAGCGCCCGGCCGGCGTCGGCGATCGCCCGCAGCAGCGAGGCCTCGTACGCCGGCAGCTTGCCGAGCCAGTGGTCCAGCGCTGCCCGGCCCGAACGCGGCGCCGGCCGATGGTCCGGGCACGCCGCCAGCGCGGCCGACGTGGCGACGTAGCCCCGCCCGTTGGCCTCGACCAGGCTGCGGTCGATCAGTGCCCGCAGGTTCGGCCCGAACGCCGAGCTCTTGATCGACCGGCCGGCGAGTGCTCCGAGCTGCCCCCGCGGCGTCGGTACCGGCGACCGGTCGAGCAGCACCGCCAGCAGATCCCGCTGGTACGCGTTCAGCTCGCCGTCGGCGGGAATAGAAGTGGGAATAATCCGCGCCGGTTTCTTAACGACGGGCGCCGCCTCGGGCAGGACGACGGTCCCGGTCTCCGGCGGCGCGACCACTCGGCGGATCGACTCCTCGACTGCTTTACGACAGCTATCGACCACCCGAGCCCACTCGGCGTCTCGCTCGACGATCGAGGCGCGCACGGATTTGGCAATGCGAAGGGCTACCTCCACCTCGTCCGGCCCGCCCGTCTGCCCTTCGAGCCGGGCGACCTCTGCTCGCAGCCGCGCCACCTCGGCCCGGAGCTTCTTCGGGTCGTTCGCCTCGACGGCCTCGGCCGAGGCCTTGATCCGTTCGCTGAGGACCGCCAGGTCGACCGGCGCCAGCTTCCGCGGCCGGATCGGCGTCTCGCCCGTGCCCGGCGTCACCGAGCTGTCGTACGTCCGCCGGCGGCGGATCTCCACGCGCTCGAACAGGTCCAGCCAGCCCGGCGACCAGAACCACGCCGTACCGCGCGGCAGCGAGGCCAGGCCGCGCATCATCTGCTCGCGCCGCTCGACGTCGCCGTGGACGTTGACCCAGTCCAGCACGGCCTTCCGGTCCTGCGGGCTGACGATCCGCAGGCAGGTGAGCAACTCGCTCTGCGTGAGGACGTTCTTGCTCAGCACCGCCGGCCGCTGGGTGATCAGCGTCAGCCCCAGTCCCCGCGACCGACCCCGCCGGACGATCGCCTCCCACGCTCCGAGCATCCGCTGCTGACCGGGTAGCGGCCGTTGCGGCGCGAACGAATCCGCCTCGTCGAGGAAGATGTGCAGCGGTGTGCGAGCCGCGGCCGTCGCCTTCCGGCGGTACAGCCGCTCGGCGAACGCCGTGGCGAACCGATCCTGAGCGGCGTTGCTCTCGAACGCCGACAGGTCCAGGACCGCCGACTGCCCGGCCTCGACCAGCCACTCGGCCACGATCTCGCCGGCCGCCGGGTCGAGCGGGACGTCGCCGTGGTCTCCGCCGAGGATGATCACCGGCAGCCCGCGTGACCGCCCGTTGGCCCCGGCTCGCAGGCCCCACCAGACACCGGTGGGGTCGATCGCCACGCACTGCTGGCCGGCGGCGAGCATCTCCTCCATCTGCACGATCGCCGTGTAGGTCTTGCCGGCACCCTTGATCGCCAGGATGGCCTGCGTCCGCGTGACCAGGTCGGTCGGCAGCTCGAATCGCCTGCCGGCTCCCGCCCGTCCGATGTTGAGCTTCGCGTTTATCACGGCTGTTTCCTTTCGTTGCGGCGGGTCGCGTTCATCGCGCCGCGTCACAGCGGGTTACGGCGGATCGCATCTGGTTGAATTTCGGCCCTGGAAATAAAGTCTGATCCCGTCGGTGGCGGTTCCCGCGGGCGTCTTCCCTCTTCTCGGCCCGGGAGGACCCGTAGCAGGCCGTCTGCGGCCCGTGGCGCGATGGGGTGGACCGGGGGTACCGGCCGAGTGGCGATCGCCGCACAGGCACAACGGGACGGCGTCCTGTGGCGTTCTGGTGTAGCGACCAGGCCGGTCGGTTGTGGTGGTGACCGCGGCTGGCTTCCGTCGCTCGGGACGGGAAGGGCCGATGTTTCACTCTTTCACCCCCCCTCGCGTATACACACGCATAATAGCGCGTACAGGGGGTGCGCGAGGGGGGTAGGGTGAAAGGCTTATATATATAGAGAGAGTAGTTGTTTCTATTTATATTATAGCCATTTGCGCGATTTACTTCTTTCACCCTCAGGGGGTGAAGGAAGGGAGAACAAGGGTGAAGCATGGTCGAAGTCGAAGCCATCATCTTTCACCTCCTGGGGTTGTTTCGGAGCGTTCCTTCACCGCCCCGGCGAGCCGATAAGCCCGCATGTTCCGGCCGGGTGTGGGCGCCGTTACCACCTCGATGTCGCCTTGCTGGGCCAGCGTCTCGACGAGCGTGCCGAACGTCTTGGCGTCGGTTTTCATGCGCTTGAGCAGCACGCTGTGGGGCAGCTCCTGACCGGGCGCGTCGCGCAGCTTCTCCAGGAGCTTCAGGCATTCGGCGTGGAAGGGGTTGTCCGCCACGTGGCTGGAGGCCATGAACAGCATGCGACGCGTCTGGTGCAGCACGAACTGCGACGCCCAGCGGACGGCCTCGACGTCGATACACGGGGCGTGGTGGTCGGCGCTGACGGCGTGCAGCAGCGCCAGCTTGCGGGTCTGCTCGCTGACGCGCCCCCATACCGTGGTGCCGACCGGGTCGCCGGCGGACTCGGCGCGGGCGTACTCGATCTCGGCCTGCTCACGGGTCTCGACGAGCAGCGCTTGGGCGTCCTCGGTCGCCGCCACGACCTGCGGCACCGGATGCCAGTCCTGCAGGTTGCCCCGCCCCGGCCGGAAGTCCGCCCACCAGCGGGCCGTCTCCATGACACGCCCGGGCACGTCCGCGATCCGCGGCTCCTGCCCCTTGCAGCGCGGCCCGGATTCGAGAATGAGCATGCGGGCGAAAAACCCGTTGGTGAGCATGCGCTCGGAGAGGGCCTCGTAGTAGTGGTTCGGAATCGCCGTGCCGAAGATCACGAGTGTGGGCTGGTCGATCACCCCCGGAGCGGCCTTGCCCGCCTTGCGACGCATGGGGAAGACGCTGGTCGACGACGAGTACATCGTGAGCAGCGTGCCCATGACGTTCTCGTGCCGGGCGTCCTTCGCCTTGTTGATCGACTGCAGCATGCCGTCGATCTCGTCGGTCTGAAACAGCATGCAGGGGTTCAGGAACAGGGCGTCCTGAATGCCCTCCCCGGAGGCGAAGCGGTCGCCGAGGCACTCGGCCAGGCCGACCTCGTGCACGATCCGCGTGTTGACCTTGCGGGGCCAGTCCTTGCCGGCGGCCGAGTGGGCCAGACCCAGCAGGTAGACGTTCGTGCGGTTGTCGCCGGCGTCGCGGACGCGGCGGCCGGCCAGGAACGCCTGCAGGGCCAGCGCCCCGCAGAAGGCCATCACCGGGTTCGGATAGGGCGCGGTGGCCAGGCAGTAGTCCATCACCTCGCCGACGAAGCCCGGGACGCGCAGGAGCTCGTCCGGCAGCGGACTCGGATCGGGCAGCGACGGCGCCGGCTTCGGCGCCGCCACGGCGCGGCGGTCGGGCACGAACGCCGACAGATCGACGTCCGGTTCGTCCGCCGGCGGTTGCCAGTCGGGCTCGAGGGCGCGGCGCAGGTCGTGCCACGTGTATCCCTGACCTCGGCTGTGCTTGTTGCAGTAGGCGAGCTTGCCGTCGTCGCCGACGAGCACGGCTATGTCGGAGCCGCCGGTGGACGCGATCTCGGGGTTGATCGGGCAGCGTGCCAGCAGCAGGAGCGTCTTGTCGCCGTTGCGGCGGTGGCCCTTGACCTCGACGCCGTGCGCCTCCAGCCACGCCCGTACGCCCGCCGGCGTGCAGTCGAGGCGGTCGCACATGGGGCGGTCCGCCGGGGGTGGGAGGGATGCCGGTTCCGCCGGCGGCGCCATGCGTTCGAGCAGCTCGCGCGGCACGGCGACGATCGCCTCGGGCACGTCGAGCAGCTCGGCCCGGCGGTGCGGCCGATCGTCCAGGCCGGCGACGCCGCGGAGATCATCGCCCTTGCGTGAGACTGTTCCGGCCACTTTCACGATCCGGGCGGCGTTGTGGACGGACCGATCAATCGTCACGTCCGCGTCGTCGTAGCGCTCGGCCAGGGCGACCAGCACGCGCTTCACCAGCCCCTCGTCGTCCGCCGGCAGCTCGACACGGTACAGCAGGTGATGGCCGTTGCCGGACATCACTCGGATCGGCGCCGGCCAGCCGGAATCCGCCAGGTACGCGGCCACGACCCCGGCACGCTCGGCGGCCATCGCCAGTTCGACGTCGGTCGAGCTGACGCCCGCCGGCCGCACCGGATCGACGTCGACCAGCAGCCAACGCCGGCAGACGATGTCCTTGTCCTGCGTCGTCTCACGGGCCCGCGGCTTGATGCGGTTGACCGAGCGGGCCAGCAGCGCGGGCGCAACCGGATTCATCGTCACGTAGACGGCCGGCGCAACGGCGGCGCGGTCCAGCTCGGCGATCGCCTGCGCGGCGGCACCGATGGTCTCATGTGTGAAGTAGCCGCAGCAGACGTACGTGTAGCGGGCGTCCGGGCGGTCCCGGCAATCGGGGGCCCGCACCTCGAAGACGTCCCCCGGCTCGAAGAGCAGTCCGAGGAAGCGCTGAATCGACTCTGCCACCGGCGTCTCGGCCATCTAGAACGGCACCTCGTCCAGCCACCGCGCCTCGGCTTCCGCCTGCGGCACCCAGCGGAGCCAGCGTCCGCACCACGCACACACTTCCTTCGCCGCGTGCGGCCCCGAGCCGGGCTGCAGCGAGCGCTCCGTCCGGCCGCAGTTCGGGCACTCGAGCTCGACCGGCGTCTCCGTGACCGCGGGCTTGTCCCCCAGGCGATAGGCGACGACGCGATCGAAACGTTCGCCTTCGCGGTGCTCGACGGTGATCGCGACGGTCGGAGCCAGCGCGCCGGCCCGGGCCCGCTCGACCGCTTCCTCGGTGTTCCCCGGCACCGGCCCGTCGCAGCGGGCCCGCCACCAGATCTCGGCCTTCTGCCGCGGATAGCCCTGATGCTCGAAGCACACCCACTCGGAGACGTACGTCTGGAAGCCGGTCTGGTACTCGACGCGCATCGTCCGCGGCGCATCCGGCGGCGCGTCACGCTTCATGTGCACGGCGTAGAAGACCTCGGCAACCTCGTACTCGGTGCGGGTGACCTCGCCCGACAGGATGGCCTCCGTGCCCGCCGTCGCCTCGTGCTTGCTGCGCTGACGCTCGGGAAACTCGAAGCCGCACTCCGGACACGCCGCGTAGCCGGCGGCGATCAGCGCGTGGCACTTCGGGCATTCCTTCGCCGGCGCCTCGCCGCCGACGCCGGATTCGCGGTCGGCCAGGCGGATCGCATCCACCGGCCCGTGGCGCAGCACGTTGCCACCGTAGTCCAGCACGAGGCAGTCGCTCTTGCCCGGGTGCAGCCGGAAGCCGCGGCCGACCATCTGGTAGTACAGCCCCGGCGACAGCGTCGGCCGCAGTAGCGCCACGCAATCGATGTTGGGGGCGTCGAAGCCTGTCGTCAGGACGTTGACGTTGCAGAGATACTTGAGATTGCCCGCCCGGAAGCGGCGCAGGGTTTCATCGCGCTGAAACGGCAGCGTCTCGCCGCAGACGAAGCCGCACTCGACCTGGTACCGCTCGGTGAGCACCTGACAGACGTGCTCCCCGTGCTGCACGCCCGAGGCGAAGATCAACACGCTCTGTCGATCCCGGGTCTGCTCGACGATCTCCCGGCAGGCGGAGAGGACCAGGTCCTCGTTATCCATCAGGGCCTCGACCTCGCCGGCGACGTACTCACCGCCGCGGACGTGCAGCTGGTCGTAGTCGGGCCGCTGCGCGCCGGCCTTGGTGCGCAGCGGACACAGGTAGCCCTGCACGATCAGCTCGCGCACGCCCACCTCGAAGCAGACCTCGTTGAGGATGTTGTCCGGCGCGCAGATCGTCCCCGACCGCAGCCGAAACGGCGTCGCCGTCAGGCCGATGATGCGGACCAGCGGGTTGATCTGCCGCATGTCCGTCAGGAACGTGCGGTACATCCCCTCGCCGTCGGGGGCGATGAGGTGGGCTTCGTCGACGATGACCAGATCGACCGCTCCGACGTCGCAGGCCTTCTGATAGAGCGACTGGATACCGGCGATCGTGACGGCGTAGCCGAGATCGCGGCGCTTCAGCCCCGCCGAGTAGACCCCCACGGGCAGGTCCGGCGCCACGAGCTGCAGCTTCTCCGCCGCCTGCTCGAGCAGCTCGCGGACGTGAGCCAGAATGAGCACGCGGCCGTGCCAGACCTGGACGGCGTCGCGGCAGATGGTCGCCATCACCGGCGTCTTGCCGCCGGCCGTCGGGATGACGACGCAGGGGTTATCGTCCCGCGCACGCAGAAACGCGTACACGGCGTCGACCGCCTCGCGCTGATACGGCCGCAGCACCATCATGTGGTCGCCACCCCGTCCAGCGCCTGCCGGAGCACGAGCTCGCGATGCTCAAGGTGACGCAGCACCTGCCGGCCGGCCTGGCGCAGCTCGGCCTCGATCCGGTTGAACGCGGCCATGGCCTCGGCCTCGCCGTCTCGCGCCGCCCGCGTGATAGGCCGCGACTCGAACCAGTCCGCCACCGCGGTATAGCGCAGCGCGGCGCCGATCAGCTCGGCTTCGCATCGCGTGAGTGGTCCTTCACTTCGTCGCATGATCTCTCCGTGACCTGCACGAGCACCTTGCCGCCCGGCACGACCGGGCCGCGCCGCACGTCGAGCCGGTCGATCTGACTGTCGTCCCCGTACACGCCGGCGTGCTGCAACGCGTCGAACAGCGCCTTCTGCAGGTTGTCCAGGTCGCGCCGCCGGCGGTCGGGCGGAAACACGTGCACGACCAGCTCGAGCCGCCCGCGGAGCGGGGCCGCCCGACCCGCCGCGAGGAGCGCGACCACGTCCCTGCGGTAGCGCCGGCCCCCGCGGCTGATCAGCGTGCGGAAGCCGACCCGCCGCCAGTAGTGGTTCACCGACGGCGGGTACGGCAGCTCGAAGACCTGCGTCAGCGCTGCCACGGCGCCTTCCCGCCCGCGGTTGCCGCCGCCGCCGTCGCCGGCGTCGCCGCCGCCGCGCCCTTCGGCTCGTAGCCCTTGATGACGTTGGTCAGCTCGCCGGTGTCCTTGCGCTTCGCGTGGGCGACCTTGATCACCAGCGGCAGGTTGTGCAGCTCGATCGAGTCCTTCGGCGCCATCACGCCCACCGCCCGACAGATCGCCGACAGCTCGGCCCGGGCGATCTTCTTCGTCATCTCGTTGGGGTTGTCGAGGTTCAGGCGGGCCCAGAGCAGCCGGCCCTTGCATTCACCCTCCAACACCTGGAAGGTGAGCTCCAGGTACTGCCCGGCGCCGCTCTTCGTCGCCTTGAACTGCGACTCCACGATGACGGCCAGGTACTTGCCGGCCGGGATCGGGTCGTACGCGACGGCCGGGTCCACGGTGCGCGCATCGAATCCATTCAGATCCGCCATGACGGCTATGCTCCTTCCTCAGCAGGTTCCGGGGTTTCGGTGAGCGGGTCCTCGCCGCGGCAGAAGGCGGCGTAGAGGCGGTAGTCCAGCGGGAACTCCTCGGGCAGGCCGAGGCGGTTCTTGGCCACGTGCGCCGGCCGCTCGGTCGTACGGATGATCCGCTCGCCGGTGCCGATACCCTGCACCCGCTTGCGGTCGAAGCCCTCGTTCGTGGTCTTGGTGTGGACCTTGTACGTCGCGAACAGGACCTCGTCGCACCACTCCTGCACCAGCGCCGACGCCAGCTTGTGCAGCCGCGGCGAGTAGCGGTCGTACGTGTCCGTCTCCGGGTTGGCGAACTTCTCGATCTGAGCGTGGGCGATCAGGATGACCTGCATGCCCCGCTCGTTGCGCAGGGCGTCCAGGCCCTGCAGCACCTCGCGCCACTGCGTCAGGGCGAAGACGTAGCCCTTGCCGTAGCCGATGTCCTCGATGCTCTCGACGCCGCGCTTCCGGCACACCTCGGCCCAGATCAGCCGTTCGAGCCAGTCGACGGAGTCGATGACCACCGTGCGGTACTCGTGCGCTTCGGTGTAGAGCGCTCCCAGCGCCGTGATCACGTCGGCATACACCGACGCGAGCGGGAAACGCGCGCAGTCGATGTTGGCCAGGCCGTCCTCGGTCTGGATGAAGACCGGCGCTTCGGCCATCGCGCCGAAGGTCGACTTGCCGACGCCGTGCTGGCCGTAGATCTTCACCCGGCGCGGCGCCGCCACGCACCCGCGTTGCACTTGCTCCAGCAGACTCATACGTTCTCCTTCATGGTTGCGGTCTCCAGTCGTGTGCCGTGAATCCGGGGGCGGGGCCGGGACAGGGAGTCCCGACCGTCGAGGGAAGGGGCGGGAGGAGCGACGGCCACGCCACCCGGCCCCGCGCCCGGGCTCACAAGCGGTCAATCACACGCAGCGCCTCGTAACGGGTGAACCAGTTGCCGGTCGTCCGGCAGCCTTGCAGCTCGGCCATCGCCGCTTCGTTCTGGCGCTGGGCCTCGTCCAGCACCGACGGCAGCACGCGCCACACGCCGCACCGGAACGGCTCGCGCTTCTCGACGGCGATGATGTGCACCGGCAGGACGTGTCCGCTGACCAGCGCGACCAGCGCCCGGTAGAACGCCACCTGATGCACGTAGTCGTACGTGCGAATCGCCAGCTCGAACTCGTCCAGGTGGTCGCAGGTCTTCAGGTCGACGATGCCGGCGTCCGTGCTGGGGTTGAGCCAGTCGAGCCGGGCCTGACTGGGCATCCCGCCGTAGCAGGCCCGCACCACGCCTTCGGCCACGCCGGCGGCGAGCAGCGCCGCGGCCACGGCGTGCTCCCGCACGGCCGCCGCCATCTGCTCGACCAGCGCCGCCTGGATGTCGCTGAGCACCGGCTTACCCTGCCGCTCCGCCCACTCGGCGAAGGCCTTCGTCTGCGAGCCGAAGGGCTGGCCCGTCTTCGGGTTGATGGGTCCGCCGACCGCGAACTCGCGCTCGTAGCGCTCGCGGCCTTCGAGGATCAGGGCATGCGCCGCCCGCCCGATCTGATACGCCGCCGAGTCGCGCTCCGGCACCAGGCCGAGGCCCTTCTTGCGGAACAGCAGCGGGCAGCGGCGGAAGTCGTTCAGCGTATGCGAAGTCAGCAGGTCGCCCGTCCGCGCGTGGTACACGTCGGCGGGCTCGCGGATCAGAAAGCGCAGGTCGAGCTGCGGTGTTTCGTGGTTGTCATCACCGGGCATGTTGAGGTCCTCCGGATGCACGTCGTGCTGGTAGTCGCCTTGACCAAGTCGGATCAGTGCTTCGCTCACAGCCCCGCCTCCTTCAGCATGGCCTCGGCCTCGTCGTGCGGCGGGGCCTGCGGCGCCAGGATGCGGTTCTGGTGCTCCAGATCCGCCGCGGCGACGGCGGCGAAGAACTCGTCCAGCCACCGCTGCTTCGTGAAGACCCGCCCACCCACCCGCACGTGCTGCAGTTGGATCATTTTGCCGATCCGCGACTTCACGCCGCGTCGCGCCCAGCGCCAGACCGTCGCCGGCGAAACCCGGCTCGGCGTGCGTTGCGCCGCTTGGGCGAGGCTGATGTAGTCCTCAGGCATAACGGGCGAGCCTCCTTTGTCGGGTAGCGGTGCGTCGCGTCTTCCGCGTCTTCCGCGTTTTCCGTTGCGGCCGGCGCTTGGATCTCCCCTGAAACGCCTGGTCGGCGGCTGCGGTCAGAGCGTCGAAGAACTCCTGGAGCCAGGCGGCCGTCGTGAACATCCGCCTGCCGATTTGCAGGTGGCGCAGCTTCACGACCGTGCCGGATGACGTGGTGAGCCCGTACCGAATCCAGCGCCAGATCGTGGCCGCCGAGAACCGCCGCGGGATCCACCGCGTGGCCTCTTCGAGCGTCATGAATGACACGGCTGATACTCGTGCGGCAGGTTCCCGAGCAGCGGCTACTCGTGCGGCGGGCATACGTCGGCTCCTTGGGCGCGCTCGACCGCCGTGGCCCAGGCCACGAGGTCGGCGGCACGTTCGGGGTGGAGTGCTCGGCAGGCGTCCGCGAGCTGCCGCAACCGCGCGGCCCACGCGTCAGGCCGCCAGCCGGTGGGCACCCGGCCCTCAGCAATCGCGGCCTGCGTGGCCTTGCATCGTGTTGCGTGCGTCGCGTCCATCGCGGGCGGTTGTACGGGTGGCTCGGCGAGTGTCCCTCGGCGACATCCACGAACAGTTACACAAGTCCGTGTCCCATATTGGGTTACGTCGAAAAACAAAGTTTCGATTCCGCCCCAACCGTCTTGGTGTGACCAACGGGGCTTGCCACGAACCCCGCCTTTTCATGTAGAATGATTGTGCGAGTGCGCAAGGCGCTCCACTTGGGGACTAGGTCGGAGGTACACGGTGAAGTTTCAGGTCAACGGGGCAGACCGGGAGACCGGGGAAGCTGTCGAAATCGTCATCGATGCCGCGGACGAAGTCGCCGCGGAGGCTGTGGCCAACAGGCGGAACATGGTGGTGGCAACGGTCAATCGCATGCCGTCAGTGGTCCAGCCTTCTGTCCAGCGAAGCACTCCTGGGCATGATCCACAGGTGCCAGCGCTCAACGTGCATCTTCCGAAGCGCACGTCCAGCTTTGGTATTGTGTCGCTGATATTCGGACTGTTGGCGTTTGTGGTTTGCTGGATTCCAATAATAGGCATCGTATCAATGCCGATTAGTGGCCTAGGGTTGCTGTTCGGATTGATCGGTCTCTTGATAGCCATCAAACGCCGGGCGGCTGCTGTAGGGTATCCGCTGGCCGGAGTGCTTGTCTCTGGTTTGGCCATTTGGATCGCATGGTCGGTAGCCGCCGCGCCGGTCCGCAAGAGCACATCAGCGATCATCGAACGGGCCAAAGCCTCAACGACACCCAGCGCGTGGACGAAGGCCGGAGAAATCGTCGCAAGCGGAGATATGCGAATAGCGGTACTGTCGGCGAGAATAGGCGAGGTCGACCTGGTCGACACCATTCGCGCCCATTCGTCGCCCTGGAAATCGAGCGAGACCTACCTGCGGATCCTTGTCAACGTGACGAATGGGAGCCCGAACAAGAAGGCCGATTTTGCTACCTGGATGGGACGGGATTACTCCCTGTCCAGAGACTACGCCGTCATCCGAGACAAGCACGGCAATACATACAAGAGAATCAGCTTCGGTGTCAGCACTCGCGCAGAGAATGCTATAGAGCGAGAATCGCTGTACCCTGGAACGTCACTGCAGGATGTGCTGGTATTTGAGCGACCAGTGGACGGTTTCGAATACTTACGGCTGGAGCTGCCTGCCGACAACTTCGGCGGAACCGGAATGATCCGCTTCGAAATTCCGGCAGACATGATTGAACGCTGA